GCAGCATACTGGTCAACATATACGCGCATAGTTGAGTTCAGTGTACCAACAAACTTGGTGTTTGTAGGCGCTTCGAAAGTACCTTCTGTAGTACGTGCAAAGCTTGAAGTAGTTGCTGATTGCAGAATGGTCAGTGTAGTTGGAGATACAACTGCCCAGTTTGCAGCGCCACGACGTGTACGTGCAGCAACAAGGTTCGCTTGTTGGTTGATCATAACCGCCAGTGCAGCATGCTCGTCACCAACGTAAGTAGCAGTACCAGATACCGCAGCTTGGTCGAACGTTACTGGTGCAGCACCAACAAGTCCACGCAGGCTTTGCAGCATTTCTTGGTCGATCTCAACAGTGATCTCTTGAGCTAGTGCTTGCATGATCTCTGCTTCGATATCGATACCGTGGATTGCGTTAGCGTCTTGTGCAGACTCAAAAGTCCAACGAGCGCTTAACTTACGAGATTTCGCTTCCACAGTCTCTTTCAAGATTTGGATGCTCATTCTGTTACCAGGCTGACCTTCAAGCGCCGCAGTTTGAGCTGCTAGCGGGTTGTTTTGGTCTTCGTTACCTGCGTAAGCTTTTGCAAGTTCAAACGGTGATAGTGCTTCAGTACCGGCAGTTACACCTGCTGCTGTGTCAGCATAGCGAACACGCAGAGTATGAATTTGACCAACCGGACCAGTCATTGGCTGAACACCCATGATTTCGTTTGCAATAACCGTAGGCATTACACGTCTAATCAGTGGCAGCATTACTTTGTTTAATACAGCGATGTTACCTGCTTGGGTAGCACCTTGAGTAGCACTCTCTTTCAGCATCTGAGAGCGAGTGTTTTCCAGAACAACACCCATATTTTTCTTACGGGCACCTTGCAGACCTTCTAACAGAGCGTCTTTAGTGTTGCTCCAGTTTGATTCGAATAGCTTATTGGCCATTTCTTAAATCTCCTATTTACTTATTAATTCCTGCTAATTTAATAATGTCAGCTAAGTAGCTGTCGTCTTGATTAGCATTTTCATTGAGGGCCTGCTTAGGCCTATTTCCTGTCTTCTCAGACTTTTTAGACTCAGCTAACACACGTTTACCTGACTCTTGTTTCGTACCTGCCGTAACAGATTCGTTTAATACTGCTGGTAGATATTTGTCGTACGCAGTATCAAGATCTTTAGTCGCAACTGACTCTAGAAGATCTTTCATTACAATACGTTTTTCTTGTGACAGTGGCTTTAATAGCTTGCCCATCACTTGTGAACGTACATGACGATCTTTAGCTGCTTTCAGTTTTGACTCGAGCAATGTAGCTTTTTCAGCGTTAGCTGAGATGCTCTCATTAAGCTCATTAATTTGTTTCTCTTTTGCTTTAATAGCACTTTGAAGCTTGCTAATTTCTGTACCTTCGTTCAGGTAAGAAGTTAAAAATTCGCTTGCAAAGGATTCAAAGATACGTCTACCAAATTCGTTTTCACGAGCTGCTTGAATATCTTCTTTAAACTGAGAAATTTCTTTCTTCAGTGTTGCGTCGATATTCGATTCGACAATTTTAGCTGCTCTTGCAATGAACTTTTCTTTAGCACTTTGCAATTGCTTCTTGCCTTCAGCAACCATGCGAACTTTCTGCTCAACAAGCTTGCGCTTATCAGAACGGAACTCACGAATTTCTTCAGACAGTTGTTTCAGGGTGAAGTTTTCAAGTTTCTTGAAGTTTTCAGCCATCTTCTGTTTGTCTGAATGGAACTCTTTGATTTCTTTGGAAACTTGCTCGACGATGAACTTGTCAACCATTGCAGCGTGCTCTTTCATCTTACGACGGTAAGCAACACGTTCCTGGACTAACTTAGCTCTATCCTCAGCAAATTCTTCGAGTTCGACGCGAAGTTTATCAGTAAGGAACTTGTCAATCGACTCGGCCATTACAGCTTTATCGTGCTCGTATTTACGAGCATACTCTTCACGAAGTTCTGAACGTGTTTCTTCTAACTTTTCGTTCCAAGCTTCGTTAATTTGAGCTTGCATATCCTTAGATAAATTTGCGTTTTCACCCAAGATTTTTCCTAGATCATTTGCCATCTTGAGTCTCCTAAATTTTCATCTCTCTAATATACTTAATTATCTCTTTATCGAGATGTTTCTGCGCAGATGGGTCATAAAGAGACGATTCTGCTGTTTCCATTATCTGCGCGCCGCCTTTCATGTTGTATAAGCTTTCGTAGATGGTTCTTGGGTAGGCGTCCGGGGCACTCGGTTGAGCAACGATATCTACTGTAACAATATCAAAGTCGCTCACCGCGCCGCTATCGTCTACGCTGCCAGAACCACGAGAACTTACACCAAGTTTGGCTCCCGACTGAAGCAATGTTTTAACAATTTGTCCCAGTGGCGTGTCGATAATTTTTAGACTTCCGTAACCGTCTGAACCATCAACCCACATACTTTCAATAATGTGAGATACACGGTCTAAGTTAATGGTTAGCTCTTCTGGATGGTCAAGCTCACCTAAAACTGTAAAACCGCCATTAATTTTCTGGTTCAACGAATCAACTGCTCTAGAAATTTCACGCAATGGGTAAACACGCTGGTTCTGGTTACGAACGTCACCTTGAATAAAGATGCCTTTCATGAAGCAATCTTTCTTGCCACCTTCACCGATGCTTTCTTTCACTTCCATATGACCTTTGTCAAAGGACATATATTCATATAGCTTTGATGCCATTGCTAAATCCCTAGATATTACTCAGCTGGTTTCTTTGATAAAGGACTCTTAGTTTGCACTTTACCAGATTTAGACTTGTTACCGGTACCAACGTAGCTTCCTTCAGACTTTTCATCTGAGTGACTAACTTCTGATGGCTCTTCATCGATGTTATCAGTCGGAGTGTGGTCTTTAGCCTTTTCTGCAGATCCGCCTGTTTCGCTTGAGCCTTTAGTAAAGTCTACTGCGCGGCTTTCGCCTTTGGCTTGTGCATTGCTGTAAGTGCTTTTAGGGTTAATTTTTGCTTTTTCTGACTTGTCGCCAGTGCCAGCATATTGACCTTCCTTGTCCATGCTTACAGAAACTTCGTCTTGAAGCTTAGTAGCTTCTTCAATTTGCTCTGCTGTCATGTTGTCGAAGTCCATTTCGCCGCCCAGGTCGCCTAAGTCGCCTTCGTCGCCGTTGCTGTAATCACCATCGAATTCGCTTTCGTCGTGATACGGTTCTTCCATTTCTTGGCCCATAAGGGTTGCAAATTCTGAACGCAGTTGCTCAAGCTGGCTTTCTAAATCTTCGATTCGATCTTCGGTGTCTTCTTCACCTTCTTCGCTTTCTTCTGAGTCGCCTTCGACTTCGCCGTCGTTAACTTCATCGGAGTCAATGTCTTCGCTGTCTGCTTCAACATCTGCTACGAAATCTTCTTTTTCGTCGCCGCCGATATCTTCTTTAACTTCTTCGTCGTCTTTTTCGACTTCGTCATCCATGTCATCGCATGCTTCATCTTCTTCGTTAACTACTGATTCGTAGATAGAGCGAGATTTAGCAACGATAAATTCGTGTAGCAACGATTCCGCCTTGTCAGTGTCCTCGTTCACTAAGTGCTCAAGAATTTGCTCCAGAGCGTTTTTACTTGGTGTAGACATTGCTTTCAGTCTCCTATAGATAATTTATTTCCCCATGT